CATTTGTACTTTCCTTGATTTCTAATGCAGTTGCTTGATTATCTGTTAATGTAATATCTATAGTGTTGTTATCAGCACTTATAGAATCAAGAGAAACATCACCTACATTTGTAATTGCATTATCACCTAAACTTAAATCTCCAGCTAATGCTGTTATAGTTGTTGTTCCTATTGTACCACCAGAAACTTTATCACCACTAATCTGGTCGTTTGCTAAAGTTAAAGTTCCACCAGAAACATCTAATGTTTTACCAGTGCCAACAGTTATATCTGAAGTTGCAATGGTTGCTCCATCTATTGACCCAGAATCTATATTCACATTGGTCATAGCATTAGAACCAAAATCAGATGTTGCATCTATGTCTAATGCTTTGTGGAATTGTATCTTTTCTGAAGAATTTGAAGTGTCAATTGTAATGTATGAATTAGAAGATTCTTTAACACTGAAAGCCCCAGCTTGATTATCATCCAAGCTAACTTCAATAGTGCTACCATCAGATTCAATACTGTCAAGGCTAATTGACCCCACGTTTGTAATATTGTTGTCATTAAATGATGTACCCCCCAAACTAATTGTTCCAGTTGCAGTAAGATTTGAAGAACCTATATCAATATTTCCAAATCCACTTGAAATAGCACCAGCACCTAAAGTTCCAACAGATGTTATATTGGTTTGTGATGCAGTTTGTATTGTTCCAGTAACATTACCTTCAAGATTTGCAACTAATGTTCCAGTAGCATAACCAGTTCCACTTACATTAACAGTGGTAGTTGGCTCTGCTTGTAAATCTACAAATAATTTAAATTTACCAGAATCATTTGCATCTCTAAATAAACCAGCATATAAGTCTGTGCTTCCACTGGTATCATATAATCCATAAAATCCTATATCAACTGAATCAGCACTATTATTGTTTTTAGCTAATTTAATTAATGGGTCTTCAACTACTAGGTTTGTAGTGTCAATTGTAGTAGTAGTTCCATTGACTGTTAGGTTGCCAGTAATAGTAACATCATCTGGTAATCCAATAGTAACTGTTGCTGTTTCACTTCCAGAACCAGAAACCTCTATTTCATTAGAAGTTCCAGAAATTGCTGAAACATAATTACCAGTAGTGTCAGTTCCTAAAGCTACAGAATTTGCTTGGATTGTAGAAGTTCCATCTTCTGCTATTAAAACATCTCCACTTACAGAAGCAAATATTGCATCCTCTAAATTTTCAAAAGTAATTTTTCCAGAGCCACTATCAGTAGCATCTACCATAGCTATAAAATCATCATCAGCTATAGTGGTTTCTGTTGTTAATTCATTTAAGTCAATACTTAAAGTATGTGCAATGTTTTCACCAGAAGTTGCACCAGTAGAATCTATTCCAGTACCTCCAGTTATATTTTGGACAAAATCTCCAGTAGTTTCTGTAGCTAAAATAACACCATCATTTTTTATAGTTACAGCACCAGAGCTAACATCAAAATTATCACTTGAAAAACTAGCTATTCCCTTGTTACTTGTAGAAGCATCTTCCCCAGCAAATGTTAGAGTTCCAGCTGAATCATCATAAGTTATATCAATACCTTCACCAGCTGTTGCTAAAGCATCAACCCTATCATCAATTCTTTCATTTGTTAAATATAAATTAGAAGAACCTTCTGGTAAATCATCTGTGTTCACTTGGTTAGTCCCAGTACCAAAATCAATTAGAGTGTCATCAATTGAATCAGTTGCTATGCTTACACTTCCAGAACTAACCGTAAAATGTGAACTTGAAAAACTTGCAATTCCTTTATTTGATGTACTTGCATCTTCACCAGCAATGGTAATTGTATTTGTTGAACCAGATGTGTCTATACCTTCACCACCAGCAATAGTTAATGTTTCTGAATCTAAGTCAATTGCTATTGTTCCAGAATCAGTAGTAGCATCTAAATCTTGTGCTGTTACTTGTGAATCAACATAAGTTTTAATTGCTTTTGCACTTGCTAAAGTATCATCACTTCCACTAACTGAACTTATATCTGTATCTAAAACACCAGATTTTAAATTATCTACTTCAATATTTGTTACAGTGTTATTATCTACATCTATGCTTTTATTTGTTAAAGTATCTGTAGTTGCTTTTCCTACAAGTGTATCAGTAGCATCTGGAAGGGTTACAGTTCTATCACCACTAGGATTACCAGCTGACAAAGTAAGTTCATTAGCATCTGCTGAACTACCTTCAAAAATAATATCTGTTGTTAATGTAGCATTGAAAGCCACAGTATCAGAACTTGCATTACCTATTGTAGTATTTCCAGTTGCAGTAAAGTCTGAAGCTTGAATAGTTCCAGTGGCAGTAATGTTTCTAAATCCAGAAATATCACTATTAGAATCTACTAAAACAAACTTAGAAGCTGTTACTGTACCAGCAGTTAATCCATCTAAAAGGTTTAATTCACTAGCACTTGTTGTAACTAAAGTTCCCCCTAGTTTTAAACCATTAGTTCCATCATGTGAAGCTATATCAAAATCATTAGCTCCATCATTTATAGTTAGTTGAGTTGTTGAAAGTGATAATGGGCTACCAGTTCCATCTGCATCAAAAATTTGAACAGAAGAACTTGTAATTCCAGAATCATCACCTACTATTAATAGCTGACCAAATGAATCAGAAATTCTTACATTGGTAAATGAAGTTCTACTTGCCATCTTGTTTTTTCACCTTTCTTTTAGATTTTTTTGGGGCTTTAAAAGGTGTTAAATCATTTAAACTTTTTACTTGAACCCAGCCTTCATCTAAAACTTTTTGTTTCATTTCTGGGTGTTTTTTTGGGTCAACTTCTATAACATTTGAAAAATTTTTTTGCTTGTAATATTCCATAAAAACCTCAATTTTCTTTCTTTTTTAAAAAAGCCTTGACTTTCTCATTTATCAATTTTTCTTAAAATTTTTAAGTTTTTTAATGGTTTTTCCTAAAATTTTACAGAAAACTATCAAATTGCATTTAAGGGGTCTAACTTCAATAACATCAATATCAAGTTAAGTTGATATACTTGTAATCAAAATTTTATTAAAAATGGCTTCTAGCCCCCTTTATTCAATTTTACTAAGAATCTAAAATAAGCCCTTTTTAAGGCTTTTTTGATGTTTTTTAGATTCAATTTCATATTCATTTATTTTACCTAATTTAAATAATTTAAGTATAAGATGGGGAAAAAAATTCCCCATCAATACTTTTTTCTTAATTAAGATTAAGATACGTTCTGGAATTTAATTCCTTTTACGTTGTCTGAATCATCAATTAGCTTTGCGCCATAGATGGAATCTGCCACGACTTTTGTGCCAAGTGCGTCAATACTATATTCGCTCTGGATTCTCACGTCTTCGTTCATTGCATAAGCAACAGCTGACCTATGAAAAATAGCTCCAGAAATTGTTGAAGCTGTTCCACCAGATGAAATAGCATTTGACATGAAAACATCAATTCCATATAGTGAACCAATATTTCCAGTTCTTAATCCAGAACCATCACCACTAGCATCATTTCTAATAAAGAACTGAGCTAATCCACCAGATGGGTTTAGAATGTCAGCCATTAATACTGGGTTAACAACCATGAATACATCACCAGCCATATAGTCAATACCATTATTTCCCATAGAAGCTAGAATGTCTTCAAATTTAGAAGCTGTTAAAGTGTCATCAGCTGAAAGACCTATGTTGTTAGATAATCCTTGAAGTGTTGTCCAAAGATAAGAATCAACTTGTCTTGCTAATGCTTCACCCATCATTGCTGAATATTTGTCCATTAACTGATAATTAGATTGTACCATTAAAATGTCCTCAAATAATTTTGCGACATAATAATGCTGGTCTATATCGAGCTGTGTTTCGGTCGCACTTGTATTATCATAACTTACATCTGAACCAGCTGACTTTGCTGTAGCACTGATTAAACCGATTTCTGGAATGTGAATCTTATCACCTCCATTTGCTACAAGTGGTGAATAATCATCCACTAATTGTCTGAAAATAACTTTTCTGTCGAAATATTTATAGATAGCTTCCGACCACACCTCTGGAATAAATACGGCATCAGTAGTAGTGGTTGAAGGGCTTCCTTGATAATGTTTAGCCATTGTTTACCTCTTTTGTTTGAATTTAAGGTAGTCAGACCAGTTTCTTCTTTTCTCTGCCACAGACATAGAATCGAATTCTTCAAAACTCATTGGCTTTCCATTTGATAGTCCAGCCTTTTGAGTATTAGTCTTAACAACCTTGTTTGAATTTAATTTATCATTATGTCTTTCTAATTTATCTAAAGACATAGAACCATATAACTCCTTGTCCTCATCTGACCATTCTGCCATAATTTGTGATTTCCTAGCTTCAACATATTCATCAAATTGTTTAGCTTTGGCTTCAGCTTGTTTTTTAAGTTGTACTTCTCTTTCATACAAATCTTTAAACTCACCTTTTTCAGCTTTAATTTTGGCATCTCTTTCTTCCCTTTCTCTTTCAAGTTCAGAAAGTTTAAGTTTATGTTCTTTTAGTTGGTCGTTCACATCTTTAAAACGTGAATAGGGAACATTCTGATTAACGTTGGGATTTTCAACGGTCTGGGTTTCTTGCACCTCACCAGCAATTGGTTCTTGCTTTTTAACGTCTTCTGCTTTGACTTCTGTGTTTTCCATTTTTACCTCTCGTTTGAGTTATTGATTAGTTACCAAATCTTTCTTTTAATTCTTTTTTTCTTTCAGCACGTCTTCTAATTTTTCTTCCTTTACCAGCTGGAACAAGTGTACATTGGCAAGAATGACCACATACTGAAAAACCACTTTTAGGCAATCCTACTAATCTCCATTGGTCTAATGTTATTACATCTCCATTTCTTGGTTTACAGTCTGGACATACATTAACCCCAGCTGTCTGCCATTGCCATTCTTCAACCCCAGCTTCTTCTAATAATGCTCTGGAAGCAACTCCACCAGCTTCTTCTACTGTATTACTTACAGTTCTTCCAAGTGCATTTGAGAAAGCTCCAAAATATCTTCCACCTTCTCTTAAATCATTTTGTAAAACAGTTCTAATTTCACTGTTTGCCATTCCTCTAAATCTCATAGTTTCTATCAAATCTTCCAAATCAATTAAGGTTTTATCAACTGTTCTCTGTACACTGTTAGCCAAATATACTTCAATTGCTTGTAATTCTTCAAGTTCAGACATTCCTTAAAATTCTTTCTACTTCTAATTCTATGAACTTCATAGCCTTAGCACTAACTTCTTTTGTAATTCCCCAAAATTCTCTTTTAGGAACTCCAGTATGTTTTACCCTATTTGCAAAAGCTGTTCCAGTAGTAGTTTCAAAAACAAGTTTAGGTTTTCTTTTTGGTTTAATTGTATAGGGCTTAGTTCCTTGTTGATGAATATTACCTATTATCTTTCTGCTTTTAGCCACCTCTACTTCTACTGATTGCTTTCTAGGTGTTGCCTTTTTAAACGGTGGTAGCTTTTGTAATGTTCCAGTAGCTATTAAAGGTTTAGTTGGCTTTGCATATCCTTTAGCTCTTTTAGAAGCTATAGTATTTGGTCTTAATTTTTTTAAAGGCTTACCATTTACATCAGTACTAGATTCTAATCTGTCTTTATGGTCTTTTACTATAATACCACCAATTAGATTCAACTCTTTATGCAAATCTAATTTTATATTATTTAGATTGAAATCCATTTCTAATTTAAATCTAGGTCTTACCATTTAACTTTATTACTCCAATAACTTCCAGAAAAAACGCCTTTAGCTATTCCTTTAGCGTGTCTTTTTTTAAATGAAGCCCTTCTTGCTTTTTGTGCTTTAGTTCTAGGGTTCTTACCAGCCCCTTTAACACCTTGCTGTCCAAATCTAATAAGTTTAATCTTATGCCCTTTTTCAGCCAATACAATATGGCTTTTTGTTTTATGGCTTGGTGTTTTTCTTGCTTTATTAGTTCCACTTAATTTATGCTTTTTAAGCAATGATTTTTTTCTATTGGTATGTGGCATAGTCTATTTGTAAAAAACTCTCTTAAAAAGGCTTCTAGGTATCTTCTTGCCTTGTTTGTATAATCTTTGCATCCTAGCTAAATCCTTTGCTCTTTGTCTTCTAGCTTTTCCTTTTGTTCCAGAAAGATATTTTTTTGGAACTGTTTTATATTTTTTATCTTTTGCAACCCTTCTTACTTTAGCCACGTCTTCTTTTTCTTTCTTTTCTAACTAAATCTTTATCATGTTTCATAGACTTTTTGCCTTTAACTATTTTAATAAAGCTATTTACTCTTGCATAACTCCAAGCAGTGGGGGACATTCCACGAGTGCCACTAGAAACAGAAGCTCCCATTCCACGGTTAAAAACTTTAACTAAAGATGATTGAGATATTTTATTATCTCTTGATAATTTTCTAAGTCTTTTTCTTACTGTTGCTGAAGCCATTATTTTTTAAGTAACCTCCTTGCAAATCTTTTACCATGATTGTAACCTTCTTTAATCTCTGGTAAATGTTGTTTAGCAAATTCACTTCCTATTAAAGTTAAATAAGCTTTTGGATTTTTAAACCATTCATTCAAATCAATACTTTCTAAAATCTTTTTCTTGTCATTATCAACTGCTATTTTAGTTTTATCAATGTCATCTAAATAATCATCAATTTCTGCCATCTGCCAATCCCCTTAAATTTAGTTGTGGTGTTGCTTCTGGTGGCTGTAATTGTTGCTGTCTTTCTGCATCTGCTTCAACCATTTCTTGAATCTGATTATCAGAAGCATCTGGGTTATTATGTCTATACCAATCTTCTCTTGAAGCAAATCCATTTTTTAACAACCAATCCCATTCATCTCTTTCTTCAGAAGCACTTAATCCAAATCTAGGTTCAGTAAAGTCAACACTATATTCATCTGAAATACTAACACCATTTGTTTCTAAAACTGTTCTTTCAATAAAGAATCTATCTCTTTCAGCTTTTCTCCAGATGTTTTCAAAATCACCTAGAACGCTTTCAGTTAAATCTATTTCAGACATTTTTAGAGCTTCACCAGAAACAGCATCTCTACCAATACTCCATTTAGTTTTCAGATTGTTGTTATATGCAACTGAATCAACCAAGAATCTCATGGTTTCTACATAGCTTTGAAGATTACCACCAGCACTTGCAAACTGAAATGAAGCACCATCTGGAAGCAACATTGGTTTATCTACTCCCATTTGTAATCTACTATCTGAATCAATTCCAGTCAATACTGGTTGACCTAACATCTGCAACCTCATGGATAAAGACATTTCTGTTAACATTACATTAACTGTTCTATTCATGTTTACTATATCAGTTGCACCTTCTCTAAACCAATCTGTAGTAAATGGGTGTCTGTGTGTATAAAGTACTGGAACTATTCCAAATGGATTTACATCACCTTCATTAACACTTTGTTTATCACCATTCTGGTCAATTAAATAATGATTTTCATCTGACCAGAAAGCATACATTGCTTTATCTTTTTTGCTGTTCTCTTGATTATATAATGGATAAACTATTGCACTTGGTTGACTTTCTTTTGGTTTGAATATTGGATAAAACTCAACTATCATATCATATTCAAGTTTCTGAGTTTCTTCATCAAACATTACTATCATCCCCATAGTACCAAGCAAATATGTTAATCTTTCTAATTGTAACATAGCTTTATCTATATTACCAACATAATCATAAAATCTTTCATCTACGTTTCTTTGTGGTGATTTCTTATAACAAATAGCTCTGCTGTTTATAAGCTTGTTAGTAATATTCTGACATAACATTGGAACTTGTTTAAGTGAATCAGAATTAAAATAATGACCAATATCACTTTCCATTTCAGAAATTAATCCTTCATAATAATTAAGCATCTGGTATCGTTCATTGACCCTTTTAGATTCAATGCTTTTTAAATGTTTTTTTAGTGAACCAGAAATGCTATAAAAACTTAAATCATCTACTATCATTTTATCCTACCAATTTATTGAAGTTGCCATTCTTCTTGTTACTGGAAATCTATAATCAATTAAATAGCTACAAGCATCTAAGAAGTGAGTTAACTCTGGATTTGATTTATCAATACCACCATTTTTATCTCTTTGGCACATTTCTAAATCTTTTATTAAGAACTTTAATTTAGGGTCAACTGTCATTCCAATCATACCTTCTGCATTTTTTAGCTTTCTATTCAAAGCATTTAATCTATCTCTATGGGGTGAATGTGAACGTCTAGCAACTATTCTAAAACCAAAATCTCTAAGAATAGTGTGGTCTGACTTTGAGCTGGTAGTGCTTCTTGCTTGACCAGCTGGGTCTGGATAAACTGGAATATTGGGCTGAATATTCCTCATTTCTCTAGCTAATTCTTCTGTGTTAGAATTAACTAACCTTATTTCTTCATAATAATGTAACACACTATCAGAATATTCACAACATAAAACAGCTGACATTGCACCAACGTTAAAATCACAGCCCCAGAATTTCTTTTCTGTTATAACTTCTGCTTTCTTACAGTGTGTTTCTCTGTTGAAATTATAAGCACATCTATTCTGTGCAGTTTCAAAACTTGCTTCAAACTCTTGCTTCCAAGTTCTTTCATCCATGTTCTTTTTGTTTGATTCCAGAATCTTCTTATCTACAAAGCCACCATCAATAGTTTTAAATTGCCATGACTTCCAATCTGGGTCATCACCTAAACCTCTTAAAAACACATCATAAAAATGATTAATTCCATCTGGTGTTCCAATAAAAAATGCTTGACCTTTTGTATCTGATAACATAGGTAATATAATTTCTTGCCAAACGTGGGGTTTCATAAATGCAAATTCATCTAATACAACTTTACTTAAACCAACACCTCTAAGATTATCTTCATTTTCTGCACCCTTAATAGCTACTTCTGCACCATTTGCAAATCTAATAGTTAGTTCTGATTCATTTATAGTGCAACCTAAAGTATTTCTTGCAATATCTCTAAGCATTGGCATCACTATAGTTTTACCTTGTCTATAAGTTGGACATACATACCATCTTCTCTGGTTTGGTTCAATATAGCCATCTAACAGCCAAAGTAATGCTAAATGAGTTTTACCCCATCTTCTACCAGCACTGATACATTTATACTGATGCTGGTCTTCTATTATTGATTTACGTTGATTATCTAACGTCCACTTCATCCCTATTAAATACCTTAATTGGTTCAGTGTTTAATTCAATTACTTTTTCTACAGCTTTACCATCAACCCTATCCATAACAATCTTACTAGCTTCAAGCTGTCTTTTATCTTTATCATTTAAAGCAATATTAATAATCTTTCTGGCTATGGCTTCTCTGTTAGTAATACCATCAACTACTTCATCACCAACACTTCGCATAACTTCAGCAAAGCTATTTCCTTTTGCTGGTCTTCCATCTGGATTTCCAGAAACACCTTTAACCCAGTTAGGATTTCCAACTTTCTTTTCTGTATCTGTCATTATGTTTTTTTATCTCTTGTTTATTCATTTTTAATGGACATTTAATCATGTTTGATACTTTAGCTGATTCTAATGAACCACCAATTACTCCACAGCATAACTGCATATTATATAAACCAGCAAATGCACAACTCTTATTATTATTTTTTGGACATGGTATAAACATAATTTGTTCTTAATTTGTTTATCAAATTCATTTTATCAATTTAAATTAAAATATATCAATAAACAATAACATATCTAAAATCAACCAGAATCAACTTTTCTTGACTTAATGAACCTTTACACCAAAAATAAATAATAATTGATTCTAGGGCTATTTATGAAAGAATTATGCAAAAAAAACCCCCATCTCTGGGGGCTTCTTCATTTATAAGATATTTTATTAACTTAATTCATCTATAGCTTCTTCATAAGCTTCTTCAAAGATGTAAAGTTTCTTCCATACATTATCAAGTGAATCTATACTGCTTTTTATTTGGGCTAATATAAATTGTAATTTAGTTATCTTTAAATTTATCTTTTTATTTTGTTCTTCCAATTTA